AAAGCGAATCTAATTTAATGCAGAAAAATATACTTTTGGGTAGATTAAAAAGTTTTGGTGGAAACTCCAAAATGATAGTCAGGGATCAACAAGTTCCTGATATTATATCTGCTATGCTTTCTGCACACAAAATTTATGCCAGTGAATATGATAAAATTAGTCAAGATTTTTATTCAGGTGATGGTATTCAAACTGCAAAGAAACTTTTTGAATTTCTCAAAAAGAATGTCAGGTACAAAATAGAATCAGACAAAAACCAACGCATAATGTCGCCCAGTGCTATTTTGTCGCTGGGCAAAAATGACTGCAAAAACTATGCTTTATTCACAATGGGCATCCTTGATAGCCTTAAGCGAAAAGGATTAATCAATAACAAAATTTATTATCGTTTTGCCAGTTATAAACTGCTGGATGAAATTCCGCACCACGTTTTCGCAGTTATTCAGGATCAAAATGGCAATGAATATTTTATTGATCCAGTGCTATCAACATTTAATGAAAGGAAAACATATTATCATAAAATAGATAAAGAACCCACTATGCCACTATATTCCGTTTCAGGTATTGGTGCTGCTAAAAAGAAAACTGCTGCAAAAGCCGTTACTACTGCTGCACCAAAAGAAAAAAAGAAAATTGTTCTTAAAATTGCACTTGCTCCAGCAAGGGGATCTTTTCTTTTGTTGGTAGGTCTTAACTTTATGGGACTTGCTACAAAACTGAAAAATGCTTTTGCCAATAGAGCTGATGAAACGCAGAACTGGTGGAAAAATTTAGGTGGGAACCCGAATGAACTTTTGAGAAAAGTTGAACAGGGTGCAAAAAAGAAAAAATTGTTGGGTGCTGATGTTGAATTTGCTTCGGAAGGTCAGGTTGGGGTAGTTGCTGCTGGAACTGCTGCTGCTGCTGCCACTGCTGCACCTATTTTGATCAAATTAGCTGAATTTTTAGCAAATTTGGGAATTGATGTTAAGGAAGTTTCTGAAGTTGGTAAAAGGGTTTTAGCAAAACAAGTTAAAAATGTAGTTGAAAAGAAACTGGAAACTGATGCACAAATGGAACAGGCTTCACAGGATGAAGTTGATAGAATTGTGAATCAGGCTGAAAATTTCAATGCTGATGGATCTAAAAAAATGAATTATTTGCCCATTGTTATTGGTGGTGCATTGGTAATATATTTGATCAGTCAAAAAAAATAACCACTTTCACTTCACCTTTAACAATGTATTCAAACTATCCAGTAAAGGCTTCAAAAAATGCAACCGAAGGATATATTTTGAATCTTATGAAAGGAAGTTGCAAAAATGCAACTGGAGTGAAAACGGCAATGAAATTGATGAATAGGGATGTGCTGAATGAAAAATTTGTGAAAAAGATCTATTCATATCTGAAAAGGGCAAAAGTTTATGTTGGTGATAAAGATAGGTGTGGTTACATATCCTATCAACTTTGGGGAGGAATGGAAATGTTAAAATGGTGTGAACAAACATTAAAAAAGTAAATTATGACTGCAAAACAAAAGGCAGCAAGAGAAAAGTTCAAAAAGGTAGTTGCGGAAGCTGGAAAACTTCGCAAAAAGAATCCTAAACTTACACAGGCACAGGCAGTTAAACAGGCTTGGGCAATCAGTTATTCAAAAGCTGGAGTAACTAAAAAGAAAGCTGCACCTAAAAAGAAAGCTGCATCTAAAAAAGTTGCTGCTATCAAGATCATTGAAAAAGGTGAAAGCAAAAGTGCAAGAGCAAAAGCAACTTATCAACAAGTAAGAACTAAAAAAGGTACTTATAAAGGATTGAAAAAAGTTGGTGCAATGGATAAATCTCATAAGGACACTAAAAGTCATAATGTAAACATTAGGGTAGTTTCAGGTTATAAAAAGCCTATGTACTCAATGGGTAATGTAGATACAAAAAAATTGTTAGATCAATTTTCTAAAGAAGGAAAATTAAAAAAGGATGTTATAACAATTTTGAAAAGTAAAGCAAAAGACTATTCAAATGATTATAAATCTTTGCTAAAGGATATTTTGTATAATGGTCTGCAAAGTGGTATTATTTCAGATCTTGTTTATTATTCAGATACTTTGAAATGGTATAATAAACATAAAGCTGAAATAAAAATGATGCTTCGTGAAGCAATGATGAATTACGGAACTAATAATCCAGCAGATCTATTCGGCAGAAATTGGGATCAAGATGATCCATTTGTGGAAGATACTGCAAATAAAAATTTACTTGCTTGGTTTTCATTTGAAGAAACTGCAAGGGAAATAGCAAATAATTTAGGTTACGATCTATAATAATCTTGGAATAGTTTTCCGACTAAACAAAAAAAAACAAAAAAAATGGCACGTAGAAAAAAAAGGTCTGCTCCCAGCCGTCGCAGGAAATCCCGCAGAATGGGTGCAATCGGTAAGTCTTTTATTATGGATGCTGCTGGTCTTGTAGCTGGTGCTGCTGCTGCAAGGGTACTGACTTCAAGTGGTAAAATTCTTCCAAACTTGGATGCGAAAATCAAGTCTGCTGCAGTAGTGGCAATTGGTGCTTTCTTTCCTAAATTTGTAAAGGGTTCTTTGGGTAAGTCAATTGGTGATGGTATGGTAGCTGCTGGTGGTCTTGGACTGCTTCAAGCAACTAACATTCTTGGTGCTATTGACAATGCAATGGAAATTCCTGTTAGCGTTATGGCTGGTGATGATCTTAGCGTAATTGCTGGATATACTCCTGACAATCTTAGCGTAATTGCTGGAATGGATGAAGAATATGCTTATTAATTAACTTTGTAAAAAATAACAAACAATGGCAACACAACACGGAGCAAGGCTTGTTTTTGACAATGCCAAAAATCTCGTAAACAATGCTGGTTTTTCTGCTGGTCAGGCAGTTCTTTCCCAGTCTTATCTTCGCAGTGAGGTAGCAATGTCTACTTCAACTACTTCCTACCAACTTCCTATCCTTGTTAATAGTGTAGGTGCTGGTACAAACTTTGCTACAAACAATCTCTTGAATCTTCAGGATGCATTTGTAGTTAGTTCTATTGGTGTATTTGTTTCTATCCCAGCTGCATCTACAACTACTGCTTTCCCACTTTACACATATCCAAACGCAAGTGCTTTCACCACTGCTGGTGCTGCTGCTGCTTTGTATAATTTGTACAATGGTAAATTGTCAGTTGTTGTAAATAACAGGCAGATCGTTCCAGCTTGGGATCTTTACAGGCACTTGTACGTTCCACAAACTCAACAAGGTGCTGCTTCAACTGCAACAACTATTGATGAAAACGATGCAACTGAATTTGGTTACTATCCAGTAGAACCAAACATTGTATTGGTTGGATCTAAGAACAACGTTATCAGCTTGGAACTTCCAGGTGCAATTTCAACTCTCCAGGCTGCAACTGCCCCCAGGATCGTTGTTATTATGCGTGGTATCTTGGCACAAAATGTTACTCCTGTTAGATAATAACTGGAATTAACTTCTGAAATGGAAAGGGGGATGCCACGTTAAACATAGAACCCCTATTTTTTATGTTCTAAAATAAAACAAAAATGAACAAAGTTCAGAATTACGAATTTATTGAGGTTGTCGTTCCGCAGTCATCTACTGGAACTCGTTTCTATTTCCCTGATCAACCCCAGTTGCGTTTTGTTTCCTTGCTTAATCTTGTTTGCTATACCACTGATACTATTTCAAATAGTGTTTTGAGTGGAAATGCTTTGCTTTCCCTTGCAAACTTGAAAACAACTTATTTGGTACTTTATTACAATGATAAAGAATCAGTAAACAGGATCCCTGTATTGGAACTCAATAGGGTTGTTTCAAATAGTGCAACTGCTGCTTTCAGTTTTGATATTACTCCTTTTGCTGGTCAGCAAATTATTTGGAGCAAGTCATATATTCAAACCCCAACTGCATATTCTTCAATTAGTGCATCTAATTTTAGTGTTTGCTTTGGTGTTTATTATGCCTAATCAATCCACTTTCCTTTCACCTTTAATATAATTGTATGGCGAATCCTAATAAGGCTTTTTTGACTGGAACTGATGCGGTAATGCAATGGTATGATACCAATGCTAAAACAACTTTTTGGTCAGTTAATGATTCTAAAGGCGATATACTTTTTTATTATGGGGGCAATGATGAAAATGAAGCAAGGGAGCATTTAGAGAATAATTTGAGAATGGCAGAGCAACAAGGTGTTGAGGCAACTTTAACTTTGAGGATTCATCCTAAAATGCCGAAATCAGGTTATTTTGAGAAAAAGGATACTGGAATGGTTGTAACCCATTTTAGACCTACTTCATTTAATCCTGTTTCATATCAACCAATGAATCAAATGGGGATGGTAAATACTAATTTGATAAATGAAATTAATGCTTTGAGATCTGAAATAGCTGCTTTGAAAATGCAACAGGAAATTGAGGAGGAGGATGAAGATGAAGAACCTGAGGAAGAAAATTTCCTTGCTGGATTAATGAAATCACCACAAGTTCAGACAATGATTCTTTCACAACTTTCCAGCTTATTTGCACCAACACAAAAAGTAACGCACGTAGCTGGAATAGAAAAAACGGAAACAATGACAAATGAAACCGAAATTGACAACGAAGAACGCATTTATGATGCCGTTGAAAGGCTTAAATTGGTTGATGATCAGTTAGCAAGTGATCTTGAATTACTTTGCGAAATGGCAGAAACCGACAAAATGCAATTCAATTTTCTGCTTAAAATGTTAAGGAAATAATATGCCTGAAATTACTGCTGATAAGATTATAGGGAAAACACTTTTTGCCAAAAAGAATTTAGATCGTTTAAATTCATCATTGGTTAAAATTGGAACTATTGTTGCTGGATCCCCAGTTGGGCAAGTTTATTCCTATATTCAAAGAGGTGGTAAGGTTTATTGGCAATTTATTGATTTTAACAATAAGCCTTATTTTGTTCTGCACACTCCTGATAGTTTCAAATTTTCAGGGGATGTTAAACAAGCAATAGAGGAAAAAAAGCAAGAGATTGAAAAGATAGCAAAAGAACAAAAAGGATCAGTTCCATTCTATATTGAAAAATATGGCAAATGGATCCTGATATATGGAATTGGTGCTTATTTGGTAGCAACATACATAAAAAGTAGAAAATGAAAAACAAAGGGTTAATTTATATCCTGTTAGCTGGTGGTGCAATTTTGTTGCTATCAATGAAAAAAAAGCCTTCATATAAAATTGAAGTTCCCGCACCTGAAAAAATTACTGCTGAACAATTTAGGCAGCCTTCCTTATTGCAAAAAGTTAGCAAGGCAGTTAAAAAAGTTGCTCCAGTAGTAAAAAAAGCGGTTACTGCTGCAAAACAAAAAAAAGCTGCTAAACGATCAATGAAAGTTGGTCAATTTCCTGATATGTGCTAAAAATTAATACAATGAATCCAAAACATTTACAAATAAATATTCAGGATGAAATTTCAGCTGATAAGCTGAAATTAGCATATAATAAGAGGGCAAATGATAGGGCAATGTATGAACAGGAAAACAAGTTTTCCAAGTCTACTGGTCAGCCTTATCAGAGGTATTATGTAGAAACTAAGGTATATTACACTACTGCAAATATTGGTTCTGAATGCAATGATATTACTTTCATAAACGGAGGTACTACAAATTTGGTTATTGCTGATGTTCCATTGCTTCCTAATCAATCTTTGAGAATTTCAGGAAACAGGGGTGAATTAGATACTACACAATATCAATTAACATTTGCAACTCCTATTAATACAGGAAACTTACTTATCGTAATCCGTAAACTTTACATATAATGATAACACTGGATCTCTCTATACTGAATCAGAAAGGGACTCCAATGTTCAATTCTGATATTTTTGCTAATCGGCCTGCTGCTGGGGTGGTTGGTCGTATTTTTATTTCAACCGATACATACGAATTTTATCGTGATACTGGTTACTCTTGGGATCTTATTGGAGGTTCAGGTACTGGAACTGTAACTGGATCAGGTACAATAGGAACTTTGCCTATTTGGACTGGATCATCCGTTTTGGGTGATTCAACACTTTTGGAAGGTGCAACTAAATTCACTACTACAAAAGATTTTCAGGCAGATGGTTACTATCTAACTGGAATGACTGGTGGATCAGGGGCATTGTACTGGACAAGTGATCGTGTAACACTTGCAAACTACAATGTTGGTGGAATTGTTCATATTGAGGTAAATGGAGGTGTTGCATCTACTATTTTCGGTACTGATCTATCATTGACCAATAATGGATATATAAGTGCAATACCTTCCTTAACTGCTGCAAATAATGCTTCCAGTGTAGCAATATATGGTCAAAATAGTTTAGGTATTGCTGCTGGTTTTAGTTCAAACAATATAGGTGCTATTTATGGTGCTATTGCTGGTGTTAATTTGCAAACATTTGCTGGTTCAGCAACTTTTGCACAGGCAAATGTTGCAAGTGGATCATTGGGGGTAAATTCAATAGATTTTAGTTCTGCTGGATCTACTATTACAATGACACAGGCTGCTGGTATTCGGGCAATGGCGGGAAATATAGCACAGGTTCAATATCAAGGTACCAATTCAGGTACTATTACACACGCAGCAATTCAGCAAAACTTAGGTTTTTATAGACCAAGTTCTGCAACTGGAATATTGACAATTACCAACGCATATAGTCATTTAATAAACGCACTGGATGACTATGGTGCTGGATTTACATTTACTAATCGTTGGGGAATCTATCAAGCTGGGGCAAGTGATAAGAATTACTTTGCTGCTAATATGCTTTTGGGATCTACTACTGATAATGGTGAACGTTTACAAGTTAATGGAAGTGGTTATTTTAGTTCTATTGCTTCAAATGATTATGTTGGGGCAACATTATTAAATACAAATAATAATGCCAGTATTGCAACAAGTTCATCATTAAAAATTGGATTCACTTCAACAGTTGGTACACATTTTGCTACTTTAAAATTAACCGAAAGTTCAGTAAATGATAATAGTGGTGATCTAACAATATCATTACCATATGGAGGTATTGAATCAACAAAATTAACTTTAACTGGACTGGGCAATCTTGGAATAGGTATTTCACCATTTGGCAGATTAACAAGCGCTGAATCAGTTAATAATGCTACTGCTAATGTACTTTATTTGTCAAATCCAAGTCAAACTGGCGTTACATCAGCAGCGATTAATTTTGTAAATGCAGATGCTGTTATAAAGTCATCAATTATTGCTGCAGTTTATGGAAATGATTATATGTCATTTAATGTCAATAGCAATACTGAAAGAATGCGAATAAGTGCTGCTGGAAATTTATTAATTGGAACAACTACTGATGCTGGTTTTAAATTAGATGTTAATGGTGCTGGAAGAATTACTGGAACAAATCCAACATTTGTAATTAACAGACAATCAAGTGGAACATATCCTAAAATTACATTTTCGGAAAGCGGTACTGATTATGGGTATATTCAAGCAAACGCAGCAAGTGGAATTTTAAGATACGATATTGGTCCTTCTGCTGGTTGGGGTGGTATTCATGCTTTTTTTACTGATCAAAGTGAAAAATTAAGAATTGCAGCAAATGGTAATGTATTGATAAATACTACCACTGATGCTGGTCAAAAACTTTATCTTAACGGATCATTAAGAATTGATGGACAAACTGCTGGAACTGCTGGAGGTAGTTCAGGTCAGCACTTGATTATAAATTGTGATGGAACTACATATAAAATTGCTTTATTAAATAATTAAAATATAAAAAATGAAACAAATACAACCTATTCAAATTTGGGTTAATGGTTCCCAGCAAACAGGATCTTGGTTAAGTGCATATATTATCAATGACAATTTGCTTGATAGTGCAACTTTTTATTGGTCAATTTTGGCAAGTGGATCTGAACCTGATACTGCTGGTGCTAAACTTTCTGAAGGAAATAGCACTATTTCAGGTGAAAATTATATCATTTGGGGTGAGGCGACCGATATTAATTTGGCAGCTTATCAATGGATTGCTACTGAATTAAACCTAACTTTGATCTAATTATTCACAATTAAAAATTGACAAAATGAACGAAAAACAGGCATTGGAAGTAATTAAAGCTATTTTGGATCTTGCAACTCAAAAAGGTGTATTTACCAAAATTGATGAATCATTTACTGCAATTCAGGCATTTAATAAGATTGCCGAAAAATTTAAAGAGGAAGATGCAGAGTAATACTGATCCTACGCACGTTGCCACATTCAGCACTATTTTGTTTTCCCTATTGGGAGTGCAGAATATTTCTGAATTGGCAAACGTGGTATTTTTGGGTGCCAGTACAATATCCTGTACAATTTCCATTTTGGTTGGTATTAAACAACTTAAAAAAAAGTAATATGAACAGAATATTGAAAAACATTAAGACTTCATTCTTTGGATCTATTGCTGGTGGATCCCTTATTTTAGATGGTATTCAGGAAAGAAACTGGATAACTATTATAGCGGGTATTGCTGCTGCTATTACTGGTCTATTGGCAAAAGACAATGATGTCCAATAAGAAAAAAATTTATATTGGTATTGCAGTTCTATTAATCCTATTATTCGGGAAAAAAGTGAGTGCATTTAATCTAATCAAAAAGTTTGAAGGCCTTGAATTAACAAGTTATCCCGATACAGGGGGAATTTGGACTATTGGTTTTGGTTCTACGATCAATAAGGACACAGGACAGGCAATAAAGCAAGGTGATAAAATTGATATTGCTACTGCTGAAAGATGGTTGAAACAAGATATTGCAGAACGTGAAAAGAAAATAAAGGGATTGATTAAGGTTCCTGTTACTGCAAATATGAAAGCTTCATTGGTAAGCCTTGCATATAATATTGGTACCGGTGCATTTGCTTCCAGTACTTTATTGAGATTATTAAATTCAGGTGCAGATAAAAAACTGGTTGCTGATCAGTTTTTAAGATGGAATAAGGTGCAAGGAAAAGAGGTTAAAGGATTAACAAATAGGCGAAAATTAGAACGTGAATTGTTCTTAAAATAGTACATAGGTTCATAAATTGAGGTGTTTTTTCAGGGGAAAATTTCTATTTTCCCCTTTTTTTTGTCTAAAAATTTGGAAAATTCAAAAAAAGTAATTTAGATTCGCAGTAACAAATGATTTTTAACTTTCAAAAACGAAAAACAATGAAAAAAACTGCTATTCAGATTATCTTGATCGTTCTCGGTGCTATTCTTTTATGTTTTGCTGATAATTTATGATAAGGTTACTTGCTTGGGTAATATCGGTTTTATACCTGATATTAATAGGAATCCCAGTTGCAATATTCCTTTTGATTATTTTACAAATTTTATCAATACTTAAATTTTTCAGCAATGTTAGAAAAAAAAGAAAAGAGCATCATTGTTCACAATTACCTGTATGGTCTTATGACCTTTCTGATCAATCGGAACATTCCTTTCACTGAATTGGAAGGTGGTCGCATTGAGATTTTTTATCCTTCTGAATTAACATTATTCCATATCGGTTACCACTTTGGTAGATATGCTGAAATGCAAAACAATTAATTTTATGGAACTATTCAACAATTTGCGTGAAGCAATGCTGGAAATTGAATATATCCAGCAAAAAATTGATACTTTGAAAATTTACCAAAATTTGCCTAATTTAAACAATATTAGGATTCATTTTGATTCAGGTAACAAAACACATTCTTTGATTCAACTTGATACGGATATATCTTTGGTGAATGAATTGAGATTATTGATTCAGGAAAGTATTGATCTATATGAACAACAAATTATGCAACTTAAATTAAATTTTTAAAATGAAGCCTTACACAATTAACGGAAACAAATATTATTTTGAAGTATTTATTTCAGCAAATGAACCCTTTATTTTATTATCTACAACGGAATATCCCAGTGAAGGGTTAAGTAAAATATATTTTTTGCGTAAATATTCAATGAAGTACGCAATGGAAGATTTTGTGAGATATGAAGCAATTGTAAACGATCGCAACTCCGCAAAACAAAATGAAGTGCGTTAATTGCTCAAAAATTTTCACAATAACCCAATACAGGGGCAAGGTAGGGAAACCACTTTGCCCCTATTGTTTAACACTTAATAAAATTAAAAATGTCGCAAAGAAACAAAGATCTTCCAGCAATGCCAGTTCATCCAATGCAAGACAAATTTGGTCAGGTGATCCTGATGGCGGGAATGTCAAAACTGGAAATAACTGCACTTAATATCCTGTCTGCACAATTACGCAAAAATAATGTAGAGGATCTATCCGATGAAGATATTACCTACATTATCAATCAATCTTATAATATTGCAGAGGAATTTTGTGCATACATTGAAACTAAAGGAGAAAAGGAAAGTAGTATAATAATTTAAATTGTGTAAACCAATGACAAATGATCTACACGAAAAATTGTTATCCCGAAAATTTAAGCAGAATTACACTCCACAAGATGAACAAGTCATTTTCACCATTGATTCTAAAGTCATTGGGTGTGCAGGAGGGGTAGTATGCTTTCAAGGTGCACCAAAGGCAGGAAAATCAACTTTCATTACTTCTGCCATTGCATCTGCTTTTACAACTTGGGATATTTTTGGAATGAAATTAAACTTTCCTCCAAACAGGAAGCGGATCTGCTATATTGATACTGAAAGTAGCGATTTTGATTATTACAGGGTATTGGACAGGATCAGGCAACAAATAATAACTGATCATTTACCACATAACTTTGATAGTTTTTTATTCAAAGAGGATTCACCTAATGAAATAAAGGAAATGACTGAACTTTATTTACAGGAGAATCCTGACTGCTCAATATTGGTGCTGGATGGCATATTAGATCTTATTTCAGATTTTAATTCAGTTGAACAAAGTTTTTACTTAATTCAATGGTTAAAGAAAATAACCAAAATTCACAATTTACTGATCCTTTGTGTTCTTCATTTAGGAAAAAAAGATCAAAATTCTATTGGTCATATTGGATCCTATCTTGATAGGAAATCTCAATCAGTATTAAAAATTGAAAGAAACAAGGAAAACAAAACTATTGATCTATCCGCTACATTTTTGAGATCATCCGAAGAATTTAATCCTATTTCTATTGCTTATACTGGATCCAGTTGGAATCAGGTAAATATTGCAAATGAAAAAACAGGAACCTATATTTTCGGAATGGAAAAAACAAGCCTGATCAATAGGATCCTATTTCAACCACGCAAATATTCTGAAATGCTATCTGACTTGGAAGAATTTACAGGGAAGGGTTCCACCACTTGCAAAAAGATTTTAAAGGACTGGATCAATGATGGATCAATTTTAAAAATTGGGGAATTGTATAAACAAAAATAAAAAATGGAATTTCAAAGTAGAATATTAATAACACATCAAGATAAAATACAATTTGTTAGAAAAAAATTTAACAATTATATTTTTGATGAAATTGATAGTTATAGTCAAGCATTTAAAATGCCATATCCTTTTGTGATATGGCAACATATTGTGTATGAAAACGGAAATTCAGAAATGATAAAATTATGCACAATTAAAAAGCATAAAAAATAGGGATGGTCGCCCATCCCTACTTGACAAATGATCTTTCTAACGAAAAACCACTTTCCCTTCATTGCAAAAATAGAAAATTTCTAACAAAATGAAACTTTACACTGCCATTATTTTTTTTAAACCTGAAACTGGAATTGCACCCCGAAAATATCGGAATATAAACAACGTTGATAATCTGCTCAAATTTGCTCTAAAAAGTGGTGGTTGGTATGTGAACCTATATTGTAAGAGAAGTAAGGAATTTGAGGCACGAAAATACCTCACAGGTGCATCCTGACAAACATTAACACTGCAAACAAACGCAAAAGGGGCAATTTGCCCCTTTTTTTATTGCTAAAGGTGAAGGAAAAGTGATTTTAGATGAATTTCGGTCAGTTTAGGTCAATTTTTGGGTTGGTCAATTTTGTTCAGGAAAGGAGGGGTAGGACACCCGCCCCCCTTACAGGGGGGCGGGTGTACCTATAAACTGACCTACTTTCTGACCTAATCCGACCTAAATTTGTTTTTTTGAATTTTTTTCAGTAATTTTGGGTAATTATTTGAAAATTTTGAAAATGAAAAATTGGATTTTAATCGGTTTAGCGGGGTTGACAGGATGGTATTTGCTTGGCAAAAGTCAGTTAGCTGCAAAAACAAAATTGATCTTTAAAAAATTGCGTTTTGCCAACAAAAAATTTGAATTAATTTTTGGTGTTCAGAATCCCACTGGGCAAACTGCAAAACTTTCCGCCATTACTGGTGAAGTTTATTTGGGGGATAAATTGATAGCTGATTTTTCCAGCTTTGGTGAACAAAAAATTGCCGCACGTTCTGAATCTGAATTGAAAATACAGGCATCCCCTACTATTGGAATACTCCAGTTGATAACTTCAAAGGGATGGTTGAAAAAAGGTCTGCAATACACGATAAAAGGAACTGGAAATTTTGATGGTATTGTTGTGCCATTTGACTATAAAGCGAATCTAATTTAATGCAGAAAAATATACTTTTGGGTAGATTAAAAAGTTTTGGTGGAAACTCCAAAATGATAGTCAGGGATCAACAAGTTCCTGATATTATATCTGCTATGCTTTCTGCACA